CTCCGCTCTTCATACGTCAGTTCGTCGTAAAACCAGCTCCCCAGCCAGTCAGGGAAATGCACATAGCCGGGACCTGGCGAGTCACGCCATAACGCGTTATTCACCCGGTCTTTCAGGGCATCCGTCTGAAGAAGCCAGAGCGGCACATCACCTGCGGCCTGCGCCCGTCGGCCCGTTCGTCCGGTGTTATCAGGGAATGTACGGGTGATCAGTTTTGCGCGCCGGATGCTGTCGCCCTTAAACAGGTAAATACGTTTACCAAGGCCATCACGACGGCAACGACGCCAGAATTTATAGGCATTATCAGTGACCCCGTCTTCACCGCCGGAGTCCACCGCCATTGCCATCAGTCGCATTTGTTGAGAAGGATCGGAGGCCAGCGGCCAGCTTTTATGAAAAACATCCGTCAGCAGGACATCCCAGTCTTCCGGATAGCTGGCCGGATCAATTCGCTGGCTCTCCCCGTCGCTGTCACCGCGCAATGACTGCGTGATGTTGTAACGATCAATAATCCAGCGTTCGCCACGGCTGCCATAGCCCGTTACCTGAACCACAAAACGGCGATGACGTCCCGCCTGCACATCCACTGTCGCCACAAGGAAATTAACGCCATCCGGCACACTGCGGGAAGGAACTGGCTCTGCCCGCTGCTCAAGCAATTCACTTTTTCGTTGCTCCATGCTGGCGCGGGGAAGATAAGGTAATCCCCAGTCGGTATTGATAACCGTCTTGAGTGTTTCTTCACTTCCGGTTGTCTCGTATTCCTGTTCTGCAGTAAGCAGTTTGTAAACGAGTTGCGAGAGTGTCTGGTAAGCAGCTGCCGGACCCTCCATCCAGGAAGAAGTAAATAAAAGGTAACCAAATGATTATAAGGTACTATTTAGTTGTAACCCCATTCACATAGTCCAAGATTTAGTACCTGCCTAAGCGATAAAAAAAAGAAAAAGGCAGCAATATTAATTAAAAGCTGAATACGCCGCCATGCATTAACACGATGACGCTGCCCGACTGCGTGGCCTTCTGTTTACCTTCTGGTAGTCTGATTCCGGTGGCACGGCGGATCACGGCGTCGGTCATTATCATGCCTGTTTTACATCCTCATTCACTGCGTCATTTTTTACCATCCGGCTGATAATCTGATTACACAAATCGTCAATAATTGACTGCACTCTGTTTACTGCCATCGGTTTAAGCCCTGCATCACGTGCCAGAATATTGGGGAGTTTTGCCAGTTCCTCGCTTACGATTTCCCCCCATATAGCCATCTCTTTTCGCACATCATCGGCGGGTATGAGTTGCGCCGTTTCCTGTTCGAACTTGAGGCGCTCACGTTCAGACTGATACCAAGCCTTGCGGTCATGTGGCTCCATTTCTTCCAGTGATGCCGGAACGGGAAGATCAAGAAAACAGGTCAGAATGTCAGTCACCCGATAGAGTTTCAGCTTGTCATGTCCTCCGGCTGGCTGGATGTTTTTCAGCCTTGCCGCCGCAGTCTGACGACATATACCTGCTATTGCCGCCAGTTGGTTAATGTTCAGCATCAGATTTTTCAACTCACGATCCATATCCCCTCCTGACGTTTTAAACATGCATCTTGCGAACACCTTTTCAAAAAGCGTTATAAAGTGCGTTATATGTTGACCAAAAAACACGCAAAATTAACATACTAAAAATAAAATTCGTTTAAATTCAATGCATTGAAAAGATGATGATGATGAATGAAAATGCAAAAACTAGCCTTTTTCCGCGCCGCTCCCGCCCCGTGGCAGGCCACCCCACCGGGAGGACCCGTAAAAAAGGCGGCTTTCGCCGCCCTTGTTGTCATGCTCCACTCGATTTCAGTAATCCGCGATAGTCGAGGGCCGCGACACCTGCATCAATGCGCACCTTCCATGCGACACCATCAACAGTAAAGCCCTCCTGCTCCTCAAGATATGGCGTATCAATACCGTCAAGATAAGCGACCTCTATCGTGTCCATCCCCTTAGCTGCGGCTACATACCATTCCTTGCTATTGGCCTTATCAAGACGTGGCTCAACAATTACTTCTGCCATATCTTTCACCACGTTAATGATGCCCGGGTTCTGATTGAGAGTGCTCTCATTACCAACCGGAAAGAGTGATGACGATGACAGAATGGCGCGATGTGCGGCAGACTCCAGCGCGGCAGGGACCAGAACAAAAGCAGGGGTAATATTCAGGGAATCGCCGTTAGCGTCTTCCTGGAGGCGCATCAGCTTACGGGCTTCATCAAGCCCCACCATGTCCATATCCTTCGCAATAAGATTTTTATGATCGGCATGGAATAACGCTTTACCATCCGTAAACTTGCCATTGCTGGTTAACAGGAGATAAACCAGATTGCCAACTGTTCTGGCGGCTGCGCGTCCCATCGCCATGGGGATTGTAGTTAACTGGGTCAGGTCATCGTTGATAATGGCCTGACGGGTAACGGAAAAAATATTCCCGTACGTGGCCAGCGCAATAGGTACACCTTTATCGCTGGTGGTGATGTATTTATATTCCGCACCTTCCGGTACTTTATCTAGTTTTGAAAAGCCATTCAGGCCAACGCGTTTTGCTTCATGAAAGTTTGAAAGCGAACCGGTACGCGTCCATTTCTGGAACGTTTCGCCGCTGTCCTGCCAGCCTTTCAGCACTGATTTTTCAGCACCGCCAGCCAGAATATGAGAAAAATCGCTGCTGCTGTGTGTGAAAGCTGCATTAACGACCTGCGAGCGATTTAAAAAACCGCCAACACTGATACCACGATCAGTTAGTGATGCCTGGGCCATTTCAAAAAGGCTCATCATCGCGTAAGGATTTCCCCGCTCAGGACGCTCATACCCAAGACGGGAATAAAGCCCTTGGCGAATCGCATCGCCTGTTATGTTCCCGTTTCCGGCATAGATATGAGACGGAATATTTTTATTGGTTGGTGTGTGGTTCTTACCCATTTCTTTAAGCAGGCGTTCACGGGCCATTTCCAGCGTACAGGACGCATCTTCAAGGCACGACATTTTGATCCCGTCGTACTGGTTGCCGAACACGCTAAAAATTTCTTTAATGCCGTTAATGCGCTCCTGGTCGCCTGTAATGGTGTTTTTTGCCTGTGATTTCGGCGGGGGAATCATTCCCTTAATGGTTTCCGGCATATGTAAAAAATCTCCTGTACGTTTCGATTCAATTCGCGCCATTGCTCTGACAGATGGCAACAATTCATCAGCAAAACCGTGCTTAAGGCATTCTTTCCCGTCCATCCAGGTTTCATCTTCCAGCATGGTGGCAATTTCCTGTGCTGATTTGCCCGTTTTTCTGGCATAAGCAGGGATTAACACGGTTTCCACCTTATCCAGCAAATCAGCATAATCACGCATATCGCCAGCATTTCCGCCAGAGATACCCCACGGCTTATGGATCATCATCATGGCGTTCTCCGGCATAACAACGCGATCGCCAGCCATTGCAACGACCGAAGCCATTGAAGCCGCCACGCCATCTATATAAACCGTAATGTCTGCCGGATGATTCCGTAGCAGGTTATAGATGGCGATACCTTCAAACACGTCGCCACCTGGTGAATGGATCCTCAGATTGATATGTGAAACATCGCCAAGGACTTTCAGATCTTCCGTGAACTGCTTCGCGGTAATACCAAAGCCACCAATTTCCTCATAGATGGATATCTCCGCCGTCCCGCGAACATCCGCCGCTTTAATGGTGTACCAGCGATTCATTGCTTATTCCCCGATGCCAAACCATTCTGATTAAGCCAGGCGTTTACGGCATGTCTGACAATCTGCGCCACACCTGGTAACGGTTGTTCAGGGTGATTCTTCACATGGTCAATTCTGTATTGCTTAAGGCGCATAACAGTTTGCGCATCCAGATGAACGGATCCGCCTCTGATGTCGCCTGTGTTCAGGTTATTAATACAACTCACAGTAAGCCCCCTATGTCTGCCTAAACTATGCACATTATTGATCTATATAAGTGGTAGATAAACAAATTTCTATCACAAAAACAGATTAATCAGATTCTGACGCAAAAATCTGGCCTGAATTGGTGTAGGCAACTCCATCCGGCAGGTGAAAATCAGATTTATTTATATATTTCAATTAATTGAAAACTGGTCTAATGACAGGGAGAAAAAAATATTGTACAGGTGAAAAGAGAAATAACTTTTAATTATCAATAAATTACCGCACATGCTGCCGCCGCCTTGAAAATGCAAAAATCAGCCGTTTTCCGCGCCGCTCCCGCCCCGTGGCAAGGCCGCTCCACAGGAAGGACCCATAAAAAAGCCGGATTGCTCCGGCTTCTGTTACTCGTTGCTTAAAACGGTATGTTATCCCCGTACGGATCATCATTCCCCGCCAGTTGTTTTGCTCTGTTCAGCGCGTCAGTAGCCTGGCCCTGCTGGCCTTTTTTGCCGCCCGGTCGCGCCGTTCGCGCACTGATTACGCTGTCTGCGATAACCTGCCAGCCCTGCCGCGTTTCGCCGTTCTGGCCTGTCCACTGGCTTACCTGCATGTTACCCGCCACGCTCACCAGTTCGCCTTTGTGGTGCTTTGCCAGTGCATCGGCCTGTCTGCCAAACGCCAGGACGGATAACCACATCGTCGCCGTTCCGTCATCGGCCTGGCTGCACGGCAGGGGAACCGCCATACTCGCCATCGCCATTTGTGTCCCTTTGCTGGTGGTCTTTAACTGCGGGTCAGCCACCAGCCGCCCGTAAGCTGCTATCTGTGCTGTCATGCTGTCTGCTCTCCGGTTTTAACGTTGATGGTTGTCACCTGTTCCGCTTCGGCAATCTCCCGTTCTGTCAGCGTGGCAAAGTTTGCCGCTGCCGTGGTCATGAATGCGCTTACCAGTTCGGGATGTGCTTTTGCGTACCCTTCTCCCGCGTTGCGGTCGATGATTTTTATCGCCACCCTCAGCCAGTGTTCTGTCAAATCAAGGGCGTGAGATTGTGGTTTTTTTGCGTGCTTCGTTGTCACAGGCTTTACCTCACAGCAATAAAATAAAATTTTTGCATTTTAACCCTTCACCTGTTCACCTTTTGAGATTTTCCCTTTTTATTCATAATGTTAAGGGGTGAACAGTTTCACAAAAACTATTCACCAACTGTTCACCACTGTTCACCCTTAAAGCTCAATAAATAATCAAAAAGGTGAACAGTGAATAGTTTGGTGAACAGTTCACAAATAACTGTTCACCCTATAATGTACTGATATAAAAGATATTTATAACAGGGTGAACAGTGGTGAACAGTTATTCCATAAGTTTAATTTTTGCTGTCGTCATTTGTGACCGATGCACATGATGGCATCCAGTCTTCTGAATCCTCTGTCAGTGTCACATTTGAACGCAAACCGTGCTTCGTTTTCCGTTTTATATACTCCCTGCCATATTCCGCCATTGCCCCCGGCATATCTTTACCGAAGCGCGTCAGTGTTACAGGTTTACCGAATCCGTGTGCCCTCATATATGCCAGATAGGCGTGATAAAGATACCTGCGCGGACTGAACGGAATAATTTCGGCATTACCCACTAACAGACCATCACACATTACCGACGACATGAGATAGCCACAGAAGTCCACCAGCGAATCGCCCTCGCGTTTTATCACCAGAGCTTCTTCTGATTTCCGCTGCTCATACAGCAGGCGTTTAGCTTCGTCCTGGTCAGAAAAACGAGTAAGCAGATGGCGAATCACAACCGCCAGCTCTCCTTCTATTTTTTCTGCCAGCATGGGGTCGCGCTCGTTCTCCGGTACAACCTCCGAAAAATTGAATATCACCCGACGACGTGAGATCCCCCCGCTGCGGTCACTGAATGACATGGCGTTATTGTTCACCGCCAGCACGACCGCCTGAATGCGTGTTGAGTAGGGGGCTTTATGCTTCGGGTCGATTGCCACCTTGTCACCGCCTGTAATGGCCTTAATTCCTGCGCCATCACCAGCGTAGCGGGTCATATCCGGCATGATAATCAGCGAAAAGCCAACCACTAACGCGCGTTCCCTTGCATCTTCCAGCGCCTTCATGCTTGCCGATACTGTGTTGGCCTTACCCGCCAGCATAGTGCAAATCTCCGCCATCACGCTTTTACCACTTCCCCCTGGACCTGTTACCTCAATGAATAACTGCCAGTCGTACCGGTTCGCCAGCACCATGAATAATGCAGCCAGCACGCGATCCGTCTTGCGGTCATTCTCTGCCACCGAGCGGCGTAACCACTTCCAGAAATTCGGCGCATGTGTTGCCAGCGTTTCCCCCTCTGCTGGTGGACTGAAAGGTAATTCACTGGCAATTAACAACCAGTCGTTTTTGTTATGCTCCCGAAAATTACCTGTTCTGGTATCAAATACCCCGTTACTGAATCCAATCAGGTTACGGGCTGTATTCCCCATTACAGGCAAACTTAACTTCATGGTATCGACCGCCGATTTAATGGCGTTCTGCGAATAGCTGATCTCCGCATCAATGAAAATCTGCGCCATAGCACGCTGTAACTCTTTATCCTGAATCGGCTCCCATACAACGCCGTTGTAATGGTGAACAGTGTCAGAGTCGGCATGAATCGCCAGTTCACCGCCATAATGTGCCAGGAGAACTTCGCCGCGCTGGCTTGCTCCCATCTGGTTAAGCGCCAGTGGTGCGGCGCTGTCTTCTGTTTTTTTCTTAACAGGAAGCTGAATCACCAGACCATCAGAAAGATTCTGGCGCTCACGGGCCAGATATTCGCGCCAGTTCTGCACCTCCTGGCCGTGCATACCCTCAGGATAAAAATTTGCATCCTGTACGCCTGCCGCCGCCAGCTTCTGACCAATCGCCTTTATCATTACTGGCGCAAGATATCCGGCCCTGAATATGCGCACGGATTTTCTGCCTTCCGGCACAATTTGCAGCTTATCCAGTTCGGATAACTGCTGCTCCCCAAGCCACACAGGAGGCTCATTATCTCCGGCCATACGCGCGTCATGTTCCTGCCATTGTTTTGCGTGTGACCAGGCATCACTACCCGCAAAAATAATGACTTCTGTTTCTTTGTGTTTTATGCCGCGTGACTGCTGTTTTACGTTCGGTGCCAGTTTCATTTTTTACCCCCTGCGACCAGCATTTCACGAATTTTGCGGATATGACTTGCTGCACGTTTCTGATTTACGGCTTTACGATGGCCCACCAGCGTGAAATCACGCCGGAACTGATAAACAGGCATCACGCAGTCATATTCGTAGCCATCACGGCGGTAAGTGATGCGCCGTTCTGCCACGCCTTTTATCGTTACCGTGCCGCCATAGTTATCCCGGAAAATATCGCCGGGGCGGATTTCAGGCCGAGCGGGGCCGCTGGCAGTAAAGCCAGAATTTTTATTTTTCATGGTTTTTATTCCGCGTTTATTTTTTTATCGTGAATTTCGATCGCTTTATTTAATTCGACGATTACCGTATCGAGTAATGAAATAAACGCACCAGCAAGATTAGATTCACGCTCATCTTCCGGCGCATCACTTAAACCATCAAGCCAGATAAGAAATATTTGCCTCAAACATTCACTGTTAGTCAGTGCGTTTTCTGCATGGCTCATTGATTTAAGATAACGGTCATCATGCATGGTGCACCCCCTGAATATCTGCGGTAAGAATTTTGCCTGCCTCATTCAGCGCCATATCAGCACTAAATTGCATAAGAGCCAGTGAGTGAGGAACGAAAGCCCCGGCATATTCTGTTTCGCTGGTGGCGTGCTTATGCGCCTTGTCTGCGATAACAGAAATATCAATCAGCGCGTGCATCAGCGTTTTGATGGCTTCGGCGGCTGCGTCCGGTGTGGTTTTATTGTGCATAGGTTTCCCCCTGGCGAATACGGGCAGCGAATACCATCACGCAGCCATCAGGAGATTGCTGACGCGCTTCCTGTTCGCTGGTGGCCTCAATGGTAATCACGCGCGGTTGTGCCGTGCTCAGGGCGATAAAACGCCAGATGTATTTATTCAGGTTGTGCGAGTCCCGCCCTTGCGGGTGTGTGGTATGATTTCTCATAGCTACCTCGATACTCTTTCTATCGTTGGTGGTTAGAAGCCCGTTGGTGTTGGTAGCACCTGCGGGCTTTGTCTTTTCATCGATTACCTCAATAAAGGTGTCAGCCACTATACTAGTAACAGGTGTCAGCCACGTCAATAGTGTTTTTCCATTTTCTTGTGTGTATACTGTCAGCCACCTAATAACAAGGAAATCAGATATGGCAACGAAAGCAGTTAATGGAAAATCCAAAAAACTTGAGGCACGAGTCCCCCATGCAATAGCTGACGCTGTAGAAAATTTAAAGGAAGAAGGCGAAAGCACTGGGCAATTTATCGTTTCGGCACTTGAAGGCGAGATCAAACGCCGCCAGCGCCGCAAGGCCAAAGAACCAGAGTAATCACCATCAGCGCCGTGGTGTAAGGTATTACGGCGCATTGCTATGCAGGACAACACAATGACCGATAAAGAATTGACCAAAACATTATCACCGGCACGGAAAAGACGGCGCAGAAAGATAGAGCATGAATCAGAAAGATTCGCGCCATGTGCTTTTGCCCTTGAGCAATTCCTTAAAGAGTACAGGGAAACGCGCTCATTGCAGGTATGGCAACGAACTGAACCAGACTGATTGCATTGCCCACCAGCCTGATAGCGGCTATCATCCCCGTGCTTATGTTTAGTGCTTTCCCATTGGCGACCGCCCCCGGTCGCCTTTGTTTTGTCACTGAATGCGGTTACCAAAGTAAAACTCAGGCTGATATTCACGTATCAGCCTTTTTTCTTCTTCCTCCAGCTCACGCTTTTTGCGCTTACATGCCTGTAGCCCCCTCCCCTTCTCGCTGGCACTTATTTGATATTGCTCTTTACGGCGGGAAAAATCCTGTAATGCACCCCATGGGATACCATAAGCCCCTGTTTTTCTGATACCCGGTATCACATTTCTGAATACCCAGTTACTGAAACGATGAGCAAATGTGCCAGGCGTCGTTGCTTTGCGGCTGCGGGCTATTAGTTTGTAGAAACCTGACTCAGAGATAATGCTCATATTCTGATTTCCTCCTGGGGTGTAAGTTAAATTTACTCCCTTTTCATCATCATCAAGCATCTGCAACGCCGTACGCGAATTGGTTAGTTCCAGCGCAGCACAAACATCGTTTGCAACAAACCACGGATCGCCGTTCAGATACACCACACGAACATCCACGCCATTAAAGCGCAGAACGACAAGATCACGAATATCGCAGAATTTTTTTACTGAACGAGCGTACCCCTTGCCCGTCACGGCAATATTTTTATTCATCGTTTTTACCTCACATACAAAAAACCCCGCATTGCGTGCGGGGTATGAAAGATATTATTAGTGGGGATTGGCCTGTTCTCGTTGTTTATCTAACCATGCCTCTACATCTCTACGGTGCCAGGTATGCCGCCGCCCAATTCTGAACGGTTGAGGAAAACCATTATTTTCATCTTTCCAGAAATTGATGAATGCGCTCATTGCCCCATAGCGCAAAATTTTCATTACGTCTTTAGTAAATAAAATATCTTCATTGGTATTCATTTGCTGAACTCCTCAACCATTTACTATTCTCAAACCTTTCTTACCACCGGATCTATTAATTACCCCTTTTCTCGCCTCATCAAAAAAATCTCCTACCCATTGCATCATAATTTTGCGTTGTTCTAAATAAGTAGTTCTATTATAAATATCTCTTATTTTATCACCACTTTTATGTGCTAATGCAGCCTCAATAACATCAGGGTTAAAACCCTCCTCATTTAAAAGCGTACTCCACATCGAACGAAAACCGTGTAACGTTACAATCCCTTTGAACTTGCTGGCAGCAATTGGGGTATTGATAGTATTCTTTCCCATAGGAGCATCTTTTGTTCTGGAGGAAAAAAATATATAACGCCCTCTTTTTATTTCCTGCATTGTTCTTAGGATTCTAATAGCCTGTGATGAGAGAGGCACAACATGTTCACGATGGCATTTCATTTTATGCGCGGGGATAATCCACAAGCCAGAATCAAAATCAATCTCGGACCACTCTGCTTTAATCGCCTCACCTGGCCTGACCATTGTCAATATCTGGAATAAAAGTGCATTGTGAGCTATTTGATACTTATGAGGCACACTATCCCACCAACTCAGAAATTCAGGCAATCTTTCAACAGGTAGTGCAGCTAATGATTTATTTTTCTTTCCTGTGAATGCAGTTTTTATCTTAAGTAATGGATTCGTTTTCAATGCTCCACAATTTACAGCGTAATTCATAATTTCATTTAATCTTGATATTAATTTTTTTTGCAACGCATTCTTATCGGATACGGCATCCAGAGCATTAATAGCTACTGGCGCTGTAATTTTCTCTATGCTGTACTTACCAAAGAAAGGAACAAGATATTTGTATACTTCATATTCGATATTATACAGCGTAGGTTTCCGCAATTCCGATCCCTTTTTAAAAGCGATCCATGCATTAGCAACAGCTTCAAATGTTTGTAGATTTTTTAGTGACATCTCAATTTTACGATTTTTCTTCTCTGTCACTGGATCAACTCCACGTGCAATCATTCGCCGAAGTTCATCACGTACTTCCCGTGCTTCCGCGAGTGAGAATTCAGGAAAACGCCCTATCGTGTATGTCTGCCGTTTCTTCGTTATCGGATGGCTATAACGGAAACGCCACACTTTCCCACCAGCTTTACTCACATTCAGCAATAAACCGAACCCATCATAAACGGCATAGTCCCTTTCACGTGGTTTCATCCCCTTAACTTCAGTCACGGTTAATGGCTTTACCGACATCTGTCGCCCTCATTTTTTAGTCCGTCATGTAGTCCATTCAAGTCGATAACAAGCGATAAACTAACTCATTATCAAGTAAAGAGAGGAAACTCAAAAAATCACAACTCATTGAAAAGACTATAAAACGACACCAGAACATAAAAACAGGTAAGAAATGTACCCTACATCCAGAATGACGCAATACGTGAGCGTCGGGGATCACCATAACGACTGCCATCCGCATTGATGGATTCACCATCCCGCAACCAGACCCCACGTCCGTTCAGCTCACGTTTTTGTTCAGGCATAATCCGTCCTGAACAGGAAGGACACTGAATATAAGCCGCCTCACTTGCCAGCACGGGATCGGCAATATCACGGAAACCAGCAACCACATCGCCGCAGGGCTGAAAATACTCACCACAGTGTGGACAAGGCCAGTACCAGCGACGGCGATCGCCACGGTTATAGAGCGACAGTATCCCCGTGGTTGGTGGAGCCTCATGCGGTGAAGTCCGTCGCCATTTCACATCCTTCACATCCCTGCCG